AAAAAATAAATGGAGGTTTTGTACAATGAGCGTATTAACAACTGAAATCACTTGTCCACACTGCGGAGGTACCATCACTATTGAGAGGCCAGCACCACAAAGAAGAGGGGCATTAGCAGGAATACCACTTGAGGAAATGACCGATGAGCAATTAAAGATTGAAATCAGAAATGCTAAGTCAGTTCTTTACAAAGCAGAAAAGAGAAACGCACCTGCTGAAACAATCTTAAATAACCAAGCAAGATTAGACGCAGCATTGGCTGAAAAGGCGAAGAGAGATGCAGCTAAAGCGCCTAAGGAAGATTCTGCTGAAGAAGACGTTTACGAAGAAGAGTAATAATATTACCTACAACCAGTAGAGCTGGTTGTAGCCTTGGCATAGTCCCCCTGTGCCTTGGCTAGAGCTAGCTTTCTAAAATTCATGGGCGGTGATAAGAGCGCACGAGAGGGTGTCGATGTACACGGCCGCTTAATCCCTCTTAGCGTGGTGTAAATCCCGCCCGCCATTAAAATAGCAATTTTATTGTGTGGTGGCGGAATAGGTAGACGCTAGAGTTCGTACACTAGAGGAGTCCCGCGCATGAAAAAAGGAACTGAACTCCTCATGTAGGGTGCAAATCCCTGCCCACACAATAATTATTATATGGAAGGTCAAACTCTTGCACCTTTCTATATTTTTGCATTTGTGTTTAAAAAAGTCATAAATTCATAAATGGGTGGTGAATAGTAATGAAATGTATTAAATGTGGTAAGGAGCTCAAGGGGCCTTCATTCACATACGCAGGACTGCACCAATGTGCAGAATGTAATGATAAGAGTGGAGGGACTATAAGCTTAAATGACATCTTAGAGCAAATCATAAAAGAGAAGGAAAGAGGATGCAATGAGTAATAAGCTATTAATCAATCATAAGTACATTGAAATACAGTGTGATAAGAATGATTGGGAAACACATAACTTAGTGAGTCAGATACCATACGTACACAGCAATAGGACAAAGACGAAGTTCAGAACTACTTCTCGTAATATCGCATTAGTGCTAAAGCTATTTAGAAATATTGATGAAACCAATGTAGATTCTTTACCACCAAATATACGAGAGATATGGGAAAATGAAATGCACAGGCAAGCCGCAACAAAGGCACTATTAGAACAAGGGCCGCAGCGCCCACATGGCTGGTTGTATGCCCATCAACAGCTAGGGAGGGAATTAGCTGAAATACACAATAGGTATGCTTTTTTCTACGATACCCGTACAGGGAAGACACCTATGAGTTTACAAATCATTGCTGACGACATAGAAAAGAATCCGGACCATAGATGGCTAGTGATTTGTCCGCTGATACTTATAGAAAATGCATGGTTACCCGACGCAGCTCACTTCTTCCCAGAATTGAAAGTAGTGAACTTACATGATAGGACTAAAGCTAAACGCTTGAAGAAATTTCAACAGGATGCTAATCTATATATAACCAATATAGAGTCTTTTGTGAGCTATCGAGAATATATTGATAAGCTAAATATCCATGGGTGCTTTGTAGATGAAAGCTCCGCGATGAAAAGTAGCAAGTCAAAGTTCGGTAAGGAAGCGGTAGATTACGCCCAGACGCTGGAACGCTGGTACCTCCTTTCCGGTACCCCAGCGCCGAATGGTGAATGGGAATACTACAGGCAACTACAATCCATAGACTACTATGGAGTACACCAATCATGGACACAATTCAAAAACTACTTCTTTGATAACGTATCTTACAGCCCGCAGTTTGAGAAGCTACAGGTTAAAGAACACAAAAGAGACGAATTGATGCAGCTTCTCCGCAAGTATTCAGTGTATGTAGACAAGGAAGATGTATTGAATACGCCTGGAAGAGACTTTATCACTGTAGATATTACAATGCCTAAAGAACTGACAGAACAGTATAACCAACTAAGGAGAGAATTGTATCTAGAATTAATGGAAGAGGATATACTCATAACGGCCTCAAGCGCCGGTGCGAAGCGTAACAAGCTTAACCAAGTCACATCTGGATTTATAATTGACACTAAGTCACAGGAAACGTATTTGCTTTCTGATTACAGGTTTAAGGTATTAGAAAATCTTCTACGCAACATTGGAGAAGAGGAGCAAGTTATAATATGGTGTAACTACCATAAGGAATTTGAGGTTATACAGGATATGTTAGGCGACAAGTGTGCCTGCGTATATGGTAAGGTTAGTATTGAGGATAAGAATAAGAACTTGAAGAACTTTAAAGAGGGGAAAGTTCAGTATCTTGTAGCTAACCCTGCTTCTGCAGATAAGGGGCTTACCCTTACTAATGCTAGATTTGCGATATACTTTAGTATGAATGACAGCTTGGAATTATTCGAACAGTCAGCTGATAGGATATACGGTGACAAATCAAAGCAACCGCACAGATGTACTTATTATATTATACAAGCGAAGGGTACTATAGACGAAGTTATCTACAGATCCATTAGGAACAAAGAGAACGTAAGTATGGCAATACTAACTCACTTGAAGGGAGGAATACAATGACACACATTAAAACAGTTAAAGTAACTAATCCTAAAAACGTTCTTGTACAATTACCATGCTACATTGTAGATAAATGGGGATTGAAACATGGGGACGGTTTGGAGGTGCTTACTAATGAGGCCGAAGATGCGATTACAATCAGACCACGCGGACGATATGTTAACATACGCCCAGGAAGCAACGCTAACAAAGAAGGTTAAGGAGTGGTTAGACACACAAGAGGACATTGCCTACTACAAGGCATCTGATAGATACCAGAAGGGCATATCAGATTTCATAATATGTGTGGACGGTATGTTTGTGGCTGCTGAATTAAAGGCAGCAGGCGGTACAGCGTCACCTCACCAGAGGCTTTTCATAAAAGAAATACAGATGGCTGGCGGTATAGGTGGTGTTTGTTACACACTCCATGATGTAAAAGAACTGGTGCGTGCAGCGCGCCTCAGAAAAAATAATTACTAAAGAAATAATCCCTTTTTTATGGTATAATATTAATGAAAGGGGGAATAATAATGAATAAAAGAATTTTACAGCGAGCCGGTTTTGGTGAGGAAGTTAAGGCTGTGGAGCAAGGCGATTGTCCATTATGTGGGTGCAAAGTGGATAAGGATGAATTTAGGGATGAGCTATCCCGTAAAGAATTCGAAATATCTGGCTTGTGTCAGGCATGTCAGGATGATGTATTTGGATAAGCTACTTTTAATGGACAAATCGCCAGAGGTAGTAGAAGAGCTTATAAAGTTGAATGAGGGGCTCATTGGGAAACAACTTAAGAAGTTTGGTCTAATAGGTGACCCAGAAGCGCTGAGCATAGGATACGAAGCACTATACACCTCAATAATGACATTTGATACCAGCAGGAGTAACAAATTCTCCACATATGCTTCTGTATGTATCTACAATAGGTTGGGTTCGTATGTCAGGAGCCTCAACACAACAATAAACAAGAATACTATTTCTTATGACGCGCCTGTAGACGACAAAGGAACGACTCATCTAGACAGTTTTGAAAGCACGTTAACTGCTGACGGAAAGCTACTAGAAGAGGCTGGAGTCAAAGAAATAATGCAGTGTGTTGAGCAATGTATAGCTGAGGTAAATAATAAAACACAAAGAAGCATACTAGAATATTGGCGAGATTCCATGTTTAAAGCAACACACAGAGAGATAGCGTCAGAACTCAATTGCTCACAGTCTTATGTAAGCCAAACTATTAACCGGTTCAGGTGTAATTTAAAAAACAAATTGGAGGTATGATAATGAAGGAAATCGCAAGAGCAGTATATGAAATTCAAGCAGCCTCAGGTAGGAATGATAAATTAGCATTGCTAGAAAAGTACGCAGAATTGCCGGGGTTCAAAGATGTTCTACAGTTTATATACAACCCATATATTAGAACAGGCATAGCAGCTAACAAATTAACAAAGGGAAAACACTCTATGTGCGATACGACAATAACTGCGCACGACGTAATAAGATATTTTGAAAAGAATCAGACAGGTTCAGATAAAGATGTTTATTTTGCGTGGTTATTTATAAACGCACAGGAAACTGAGCAAGCTAGGGACTTAGCAATTGCAATGGTAACTAAGGATTTAAAGATAGGTGTCACCGACACATCTTTAAACAAAGTATACGGCGCTGATTTTATACCGAGAATAGGCTGTATGCTAGGCGTATCGTACCCAGAGAATAAGCATAAGGTGAGAGGACCATTCATAGCTACAGAAAAACTAGATGGCATCAGAAGAATACTAGTTAAGGAAAATGGTAAATGCAGGATGTACAGTAGGTCAGGAATTGAGGATGAAGGCCTTGTAGAAATAATTGAAGAGGCAAGATATTTACCAGATAATACCGTATACGATGGAGAGCTTCTTGCGATAGGTACTTATGAAAACAGTATCGCATTGAGACAAGCAACCAACTCAATAGCTAATAGAAAAGGAATCAGAACAGGAGTATCATTTAACATATTTGATATTATACCTATAGATGAGTTTAAGAGGGGCACTTCAGAATACACTGCACTGAATAGGAAAGTATTGCTAGGCTCTATGTTTGG